GGTACTACTTATTTTATCCACAACTTTCAACTTGTTATAGACTAATGGAATATGAAATAATAGCCCTAGGGATAGGGATTGTATCCGGTATGTTAGGAACGTGGATTAAGATGACTAACGAAGTAACGAAAATAAAATCTCGTTTATTCTCTTTAGAGAAATCTGAAACTAAGGTGGAACAAACTTTAGATATTCTAGTAGAGGGGATGAACGAGATAAAACTTTTGCTTGCGGAAAGGGGAATTAGGAAAAAGTGAGAGACTTAAAAAGAATTATCCTACACTGCTCTGCTACCCCTGAAGGAAGGGAGGTTAGTGTAGAAACTATCCGAGGATGGCATTCAGACCCTCCTCCACAGGGAAGAGGGTGGTCAGATATTGGATATCACTACGTCATCCACCTTGATGGCAAGACAGAGATAGGACGCCCTATAGAGGTGCAAGGTGCTCACGTATCCGGAGAGAATGAGGATTCCATCGGAATATGTTATATCGGTGGTGTAGATGCCTCTATTGAGCCTAAAGACACTATGACGGTTCTTCAAGAGATGGCCTTTGTAGAAATAGTTAAAAGTTTAAGGCTTATATTTGGAGAATTGTCCATCCATGGGCATAATGAATTTTCAACCAAAGCATGTCCTTCTTTCTCAGTAGAGGAGAAGTTCGGCTTCTTAAATTAATTAATATGGAATTTGTAACATTAAATTGGTCAGTAATTGCCTTGGCCGTTATTACTGCAGCGGGTACTTTAACAGCCTTGACTGAAACAAAGAAGGACGATAAGATTGTAAATGTCCTTTCTCGTATTCTTCAAGCTATCGTAATGGGTAAGAATCGTAAGAAATAAAGTCGTATATTTGAGCTAAATTAAATTAAATCTATTATAATGTCTGATACAATTAAAATGTCTCCTGAAAAGGAACTTACTGCTGAAGAACTTACATCTTTACAACAGCTTCTCTCTGCTTTTAACCAAGCTAAAATTCAACTCGCTGACGCGACTATGGCTCAACAAGATGCTTTAGATGCGGTTATGGCTACTAAAACAGGATTTGCAGGTATGGAAGAGAAACTTGTAGAAAAATATGGCAAGGATGTTAGTGTTAATGTTCAAACAGGAGCAATAACACAAAAAGAAGATGTCGCGGATTAGTACATACCCAATTGATACAGTTGTAGATACAGCTGATTTACTTATTGGAACCGATAGTGAAGACTATAATATAACCAAAAATTATACTATTGCTAGTATTATTAGTTTGGCTACATCGGGAGGGTATATAAATGCCGCTGTTGCTGTTGATGCTACTACGCTAACCCCTATAGCAGAAGCAAGTACTTTTTATTTTTTAGAAGGAACTTTAGTTACTTCTGTATCTAAACTATGGGCTGTTGGAACCGGAGTTGATGTAAATAAAATTATTTATAGTGGAACGGCAAGTCAGGTAACAAATATTATATCTACTGTTAATATTTTAGCGTCAATGAATACCGTAATAAATATTGCTTTATTTAAAAATGACACAGAGATAGCAGGAACTCGTCAGAAGATAATGATACCATCAACTACAGTACCTGCTTCGGTTTGTTTACAAACTATTAATACTGTTTTAGCAGATGATGTTATATCAGTAAAGGTTATGACCATTGCTAGTACAAATGATGTTACTGCTACACACTATAACATCTCTGCAACCTTGGTATGAACCGAGATATTCGAAAAATATCTGTAGGACCTGACTATAAAGGTGGAGCTATGCACTATATTGTAGGGCAAGTTGTTTTAAGCGGAGCATATAAGATTCATCATATAAGGCACGAAGAAGATACCCATTCAATTTTAATTTGGATAGAAAGAGAGAAGACTGTTGTCTTGTGGAAAGAGTTTCGTGAGACGATGCCTGTTTCTATTGAGTACAACATAAACTTTTAATTATGATTAAAGAAAGAACTGAGAGAGATAAATTAGAAACGGGAATTAAGGTCCTTAAACTCACACAAGCGGAGACTAAAGATTTTAATATACGGTTAGCTATACAAGACGAAATCCATGCTTTACAGATGAAGCTAGACGGAGTTACCCCTACAGGTCACTCTCCTATTGAATGTATTGGCTGTGGTTCATAATGAAATCACCTTTTAATTTTATCGTCCAACCTTCTTTAGGTAGGCGTTACTCCAATACGAAAAAAATTGGAGGGATAGACCTTATTATAAGCAGTTCAGAAGAAGATGCTTCCGCATCCAATCGTGAGGCTATAGTAAAAGAATTGCCTATAGGGTATAGTGGTCCTATTAAAATAGGAGACACTTTGCTTGTACACCACAATGTCTTTAAGTTCTATAACGATATAAAGGGTAAAAGAAAAAGCGGGAAGAGTTTTTTCCGTGACGACCTCTTCTTTGTGGATGCAGACCAATTTTTCTTATATAAGCAAGATGGCTCATGGCATTCGCATGATAGGTTTTGTTTCGTTAAACCAATTCCTATAGAGAAATCTTTGTTATCTAAACCCGGCACTGAAGAACCTCTTATGGGGAAGATGGTATACGCCAATAAATACCTCCTTAGTCAAGGAGTCAAAAAAGGAACTAAGATATCTTTCACCCCTGATTCGGAATATGCATTTAATATTGATGGAGAGAAGTTGTATAGGATATATGACCATCAGATAACTATGGCAAATGGAATCTAATGAACTTAAGATAAAGATAATTGCAGCAGGGAAACGTGCTGTAGAACAGTTGATTAAGGTCGCTTTAGAGGATATTATAAAACCTGACCCGGAAGATGAGTTAGCGGCAGATAGATTGAAAAACGCAGCTGCAACAAAGAAACTTTGTATATTTGACGCATTCGATATCTTAGCTAAGATAGAAGTGGAGCAAGAAAACATTAACTTAGCAAGTAGTAGCGGAAGTCGCACCGATAGTAAACAGGGATTTGCAGAACAAAGAGCTAAAAAATAAGCTATATACGACGGTACATAAATTAGTTCCGACTAATGTTATGTCCAATAAGAACCGTGCAAAAACATGGCGGTATGGATATAATCCTAAGTATGACATTATAATTATCTCCACAACAGGTCAGCTTGGGGAAATAATAAATGTATCAGGAATAAATATTGGACTTCCTCTCGCACCTAAAGAGATACCTGCAGAAAGTAAAAAAGAACTACAGTATTGGAAGCGTGTTGAATTACCTAAACCTCTCTCTAGAATAGCTTCTATATTCCAATGGAATGATATGCCATCTGCGTTTAAGGATAGGTGGATAGATTATATCGAAGCAGAGTTTGACCAAAGAGAGCATGGCCATTGGTTTATGAATAACGGTATACCCACTTATATGACGGGTGCTCACTATATGTATCTACAGTGGGCTACCATAGATGTAGGGTTTCCTGACTTTCGTGAAGCTAATAGGATATTCTTTATATATTGGGAAGCTTGTAAAGCTGACACCCGATGTTTTGGGATGTCGTACTTAAAAATTAGGCGTTCAGGATTTTCTTTTATGGGGTCTTCAGAGTGTGTAAATACCGGGACTTTAGCTAATGACGCTAGGGTAGGTATACTTTCTAAAACAGGTTCTGATGCCAAGAAGATGTTTACAGATAAAGTTGTTCCTATAGCCAATAGGTTGCCATTTTTCTTTAAGCCTATACAAGATGGTATGGACAAACCTAAGACTGAACTAGCGTTTAGGATACCTGCCTCTAAGATTACAAAAAAGAATATGCATCTACTATCTATTGATGAGTTAGATGGATTGGATACCACTATTGATTGGAAGAATACAGACGATAACTCCTACGATGGAGAGAAGCTCTTACTTCTTGTACATGACGAGAGCGGTAAATGGATAAAGCCAAATAATATCTTAAACAATTGGCGTGTTACAAAAACATGTCTACGTTTAGGTAGCCGAATTATAGGAAAGTGTTTGATGGGTTCTACTTCTAACGCCTTAAGCAAAGGAGGAGATAACTTTAAGAAGTTATATGAAGACTCAAATGCAAAAAATCGTAACGGAAACGGTCAGACTAAAAGTGGACTATACTCTTTATTTATCCCTATGGAATATAATATGGAGGGGTTTATTGACAGATTTGGAGAGCCTGTAGTAGATAAACCTATCAAACCTGTTAAAGGCATAGATGATTTAATGATTGAGTCGGGAGCGTTAACATATTGGGAGGCTGAGGTAGAGTCTTTAAAGAACGACCCTGACGCTTTAAATGAATTTTATAGACAGTTCCCTCGTACAGAGTCGCATGCTTTTAGGGATGAGAGTAAGTCTTCTTTATTTAACCTCACTAAAATCTATCAGCAGTTAGACTACGCTGAGTCTTTAATCCGAGAACAGTATGTTACTCAAGGGTCTTTTGGATGGAAAGATGGAAAGATAGATTCTAAAGTAGTTTTCTATCCTGACAATAGAGGTAGGTTTAAAGTAGGATGGACTCCTAACCCTACATTACAAAATAGAGTAGAAACAAGGGGAGCGGTTAAATACCCCGGTAATGAACACCTTGGGTCTTTTGGGTGTGACTCTTACGATATATCAGGAGTAGTAGGAGGGGGAGGCTCTAATGGAGCTCTTCACGGAATGACAAAGTTTCATATGGACGAAGCTCCTACCAATGAGTTTTTTTTAGAGTATGTAGCGAGACCTCAGACGGCAGAGATATTTTTCGAAGAAGTCCTTATGGCTTGTGTCTTTTATGGGATGCCTATCCTTATAGAGAATAACAAACCTAGATTGCTTTATCACTTTAAGAATAGAGGGTACAGAGGGTTTTGTATGAATCGTCCTGATAAGCATTTTAATAAACTCTCCAAAACTGAGCGAGAGTTAGGAGGGATGCCCAACTCTTCGGAGGATATAAAACAAGCTCATGCCTCAGCTATAGAGTCATATATAGAGAAACATATAGGATTAGATTTAGAAGGTACGTTTAGAGATTCTGATGACATGGGTACTATGCCTTTTGTAAGAACACTTGAGGATTGGGCCAAGTTTGATATAAGTAATAGAACGGCATATGACGCTACTATTAGTTCAGGACTAGCTATTATGGCAAATCAAAAACATCTATACACTCCTGTACAAAAGACGAAAAAATTAAGCCTTACCTTCGCTCAGTATAAAAATCATGGAACAACAAGTGAGATAATTAGATGAAAAATGTCAAAGTAAACATATCATCTGCAGGTTTTCCTAGCCAATTTGTGTCTGACGCAGAGAAAGCAACAGTGGAATTTGGACTACAGATTGGTCAAGCTATTCAATATGAGTGGTTTAAAAAAACGAGTAATCAATGTAGATTTTATACCCAAGCACGTGATTTCAATAGGTTGCGTCTGTATGCTCGTGGAGAACAGTCTATTGCAAAATACAAAAACGAGCTTGCCGTTGATGGAGATTTATCTTATCTAAATTTAGATTGGACCCCTGTACCTATCCTTCCTAAGTTTGTGGATATCGTTGTTAATGGTATGTCTGAACGCTTATTTAAAGTTAAAGCATATGCTCAAGATGCATTGTCTCAATCTAAAAGAAGTAAGTATCAGAATATGATTGAGGGTCAGATGGCCGCTAAACCTATACTTGAAACTATTCAACAAAAAACAGGGGTAGATACTTTTGTGATGCCTCCTGAAGAGTTGCCTACTTCCGATGAAGAACTACAGTTATATATGCAGCTTAATTATAAACCTGCTATTGAAATTGCAGAGGAGGAAGCTATAAATACTATTTTTGATTCAAATCACTATGACGACATTAGGAGACGATTAGACTATGATTTAACAGTTTTAGGCATATCGGTATCTAAGCACGAATTTTTACCCGGCACAGGAGTTAAGTTAAGTTATGTAGACCCTGCGAATGTGGTCTATAGTTACACAGAAGACCCACAGTTTAAAGACTGTTTCTATTGGGGTGAGATTAAAACTCTTCCTATTACAGAGCTTTTAAAAATTGACCCTACCTTAACTAAAGAAGATTTAGAGGAGATTTCACAAAGTGGGCAAAGTTGGTATGACTACTATAATGTAGCTCAGTATTATGACAACGATATATTCTATCGTGATACTACAACTTTGATGTACTTTAACTACAAGACCACTAAAAAGATTGTCTATAAAAAGAAAAATTTAGAAGGAGGTGGCTCTAGGATGATTGAAAAAGACGACCAATTCAATCCACCTGTAGAGATGATGGAAGACGGTAGTTTTGAAAAGATTGAAAAAACAATTGATGTATGGTATGATGGAGTAATGGTTATGGGAACAAATATTGTTCTTAAGTGGGAAGCAGCAGAAAATATGGTTCGCCCTAAGTCAGCTTCGCAGTATGCTATACCTAACTATGTGGCTTCGGCTCCTCGTATGTATAAGGGAGTTATAGAGTCTTTAACTCGTAGGATGATACCTTTTGCTGATTTAATTCAGATAACTCACTTAAAGCTACAGCAAGTAATTTCTAGAGTAGTTCCTGACGGAGTATATATAGATGCTGACGGACTAAACGAAGTGGATTTAGGTACGGGTAATGCCTATAACCCTGAGGATGCTTTAAGGTTATATTTCCAAACAGGTTCTGTTATTGGAAGAAGCTATACTCAGGAGGGAGATTACAACCAAGCGAAAGTTCCTATCACACAGCTTACAGCTAGTTCAGGAGCGAGTAAAGCACAGATGCTTATCCAAAATATGAATCATTATTTACAGATGATTCGTGATGTTACGGGACTTAATGAAGCTCGTGATGGTTCTACTCCTGACCCGTACTCTTTAGTTGGAGTGCAGAAATTAGCTGCTTTAAATTCTAATACTGCTACACGACATATCTTAGATGCAAGCCTATATATGTATAGGACTT